TTATGTTCTCCTCGTTTCATTATATAGTCTACGGAACTGGTTCCTAGTCCTCAAAAGATGCGCCGCTATTTGTAATGACAAAGTCAATAGCGAAGAACTCTGCTGAACGGGTTGGTTTGACAAGAAGCTTTGCATAGACAATGTTCCGGTCAATCAAGTCAGGAGTAGTTGTTGTCTCATCCAGAATCAAGCGGAAATCCTCAATACCAAACTGTGCTCTTACTGTGTCCAGCACCGGAGTTGCTTGTCCAATAAATCTGGTCCAAGTATCTCTTGTGTTGGGTGCGAAGAGTAGTCGTGAGGCGATGAAGGAAATCTCTCGCTTCAAGTACACCATGAGCCTGCGAACGTTGATCCGATCAAGCGCCGAGCGTGTTTGCTGCAAGGTCTTCTGACCGAAGATCACAATGCCCTCGGCTGGGAACTTGGCAATCGGATTGATGTTAGACTCATATAGAAGATCGCGATCATCAGAACTAAGCCTGCGTGATACGTCTAGTACCGGAATCCCGCCAGCGCCTTCACTAAGTCCGCCACGTGCAAATCCAGCAGGAGCATACCACGGTGCAGCGTTTCTGTCAGTCGTAGATAGCGCACCTAAAGCAGCAACCGAAGGTGGTGACCACAAGGTTCTGCCGGTTGTTGTATCCTGTATACGTACCCATGGGGCATAAGTTGCGGCGTAGCTACTATCAATATTTCTATCTTTGAGTGCATTTACTGCCTGCTTTATGGTATACGCATTTCTGCTATCTGCTGTAGCAGCGCTTTCAGTATCCGCATCATATACATTCTCAATATCCAGGATTGCCAGAGCGTCTCCTCTATCTTCCACAATATCTAATAGATGCTGTGTCACCTGGGTGTTTGTTACACCTGGGATTGTTGCGAGATTGAATTGTACCTGATCAGAGTCCGAAATAATGTTGATGGCACGCTTAAGAGAAGCTAGAGCGTAACTTGTCTTCTCTGTGGCAGTTGCCGAGATGGCACTATTTCTGAATGGGTCACGTTCTGTGACGTCAAAGCCGTCAAAGCCGCCATGCAGCATCGTGGTGAACCGATCATACCCTGCATCAAGGATGTTTTGGTAGGATACTCCGTTAGAAGACTGAGACTGAGCAGTCAAGCTCAGTCCGGCAGTTCGGAATTGAGCGTTATATACGCCCGAGCCATCAACGACAACATTGTTGTTTGCCGTGTCAAACGTTCCAGACACATTGTCAAGACTGAACGCCCATGCGATTTGCAGTGGGTCAGTGCCGCCGAGAGTGCCACTTGCCAGAGGCAACGCCAAATCGTGCGAAGCCGCAGGATTTGTTGGGTTAAGATTAGCACAACGCACACGGAGCATATCAGGCAACGACTCGTTCAATGCCGTATTCGTGTCACTTCTGTGAGTCCAAGCTCCCCAGTATACGTTTTTAGGATTCTTGGGGCTGCCCCAAACATCTGTTTGACGAAGAGGGATAGAGGCATGAATCGCACTCAACCTGAGTTCTGACGTCGCGGCGGTTCCGGACGATATCGCGATGCACTCGCCGCTATCGCCGTAGACCCCAGCCGGATATCCGCCGCCGACAGCAAAGCTTGTTTCGCTGCCACCGTCGGCCATCGTCTGATGGGTGCCATGGCTGGCACTGGCGTAAGTGCCGATGGAACTAAATCCGCCGGAACCACTTATCCATGACCAATCGCGATACTTAAGGGGACCATAAACACCGAAGGGTAGGTTCGCTGCGTTTGTGGTCGCACGGCTAACGTTCTCGTCCATTATTACACGAATGTACTTAGATGTGTTAGGATATTCGCCATATTCCCGATTTGATTTTGTGGTTGAGTCGTATTTTTCATACTTATCACCAATCTGTACAGCAATGTAGTTTGGCGATGCTGGGTTTAGGCTTAAGCCATCCCAGCGCTCGACCACTACTGGAGAGTTATCTGTATCATAGATCTTTCTTACTACTACCGAAAATGTACCATATTTCTCATGAGCACCCGCGGGTGCCTTGATCTTGGTAAGAGAGATTTTGATGTCTCTTTGTATTGACTCCCCAGAAGAAAGCGCTTCAAAACGAAACAGTTTCTGCATTTGGGCAGGGTCATAGGAAGAAGCCAGAGTGCTAAGATCTTGCGAGAAATACCAACCTGTGGTTGCTTTCTGGCTAGCTATCCGCATATCGTTCTGCACATCGGCTGTATCGGCCTGGTTGCGCATCGGAAGGATTGTAGCCCAATATGTGTTGCCGAGCTTGTTACCGGCGGTGGAGCCATTAGTCCCAAGAACGCCGACCGAAGTAGATCCGGTGATCGTCAGAGAACGCTCAAAGGTCTCACCGACCCAGAGGCGCTTCTGTCCTGAGGCTGCGGTGATTGTGTTGTTTGTTACTGTTGGGTTTGTATTCAAGACCTTCCGGATAAAGTCCGAGCGATCCGGATCAACACTAACTCTGTACTTCTCTTCTGAAGTGAGCCCGCCGTCCAAGACACTTGAGAGGGTCAAGGTACCGTCAGAGTTTGACTGGAATAATGTGCAAGCGCTGCCAGTAGTGTTTCCGTTGGAGACACCATCCCAGGGAGTGCCTTCAATGAATACACGACCACCAGAATTTTTGAGATACATAACGGCTGCCAAAGAGCCGGTTGTAGCAGGTCCGCCGTCAGCGGTTAAAGAAGCAGAAGGCCAGACATAGAGTCCCCAAGCGCCGCCCTTAGAAGAGTCTGTCAAGTCGCCGGAAGTCATGCTTCCAACTTTCCAGCCAGCTTCACCAGCATCTGTCGTCTTTGCAGGATGCTCTTCGCCAAGAAGGCGAACATAGGTCAGAGTTGGGTTATTTTTTAACCACGCTTGAGCAGCATAGCCGCCATAGGTTGGAGCGGTTTTATTACCATCTCTCCAAACGTCGCCGCCTTCGCCACCGGGAAGAGGTTCACCGAATGTTTCTACGAAATCGGAGAATGAAGTAACTGTTACCGGCGTCATGGCTGGCCCCCGTTGGGCACGACCAATCACTAATGGTCCTATATCAGCAGGACCCGCGGGTAATTGGGAGTTGTCTATCTCATCGATAAAGACCCCCGGAGATATGAACTTAAATTTTCTAGAAGGGTTTTCCGACAAAGCCTTGTTCTCCTCTTATAAATCTGCACTATAGAGTATTATATGCGCTGGTTTACACCACTATTAAATAGTAACTCAATATTCCAAACTCCGTTTAAATGCCGTTGGTGCCTTAGGGGCGATATTTGTCCTTCCTTCCTACATTATTGTCTGGTAGGTCGCCTAATATCGTGCGCTCTCTTTGTATTTCTATTTTTGCCGCAGATTGGTATCGTACAACATTTGGCGTTTCTTGGTTTTTGCCTGCGCCGATTATATAGCCAAGTACCATTATCTTGATCCCAGTCTTAAACAGCCTTTCGTCTGTGCCAAGCGCTGCCGAATTGTTATCTAAAGTATACGATGGCTCAATAAATGCTTCATACCTATTTCCACCGTGGCGAATGGAGAAAGCGCTTGGGGTGCTGGTCTTGGTTGAAAACATGGCCAGCACGTCATTCATCTGCTGCTGATATGAAGTTGTTATTAAGACGTTATACTCTACTTCCACGAAGCTTGGCATTGGAATCACCAAGGTTTCATATACTATCTGCTTGTTTTCCCCCGGAAACGTCTTATAGTTACTGGCAGTGCCAGAGTTTGACTTCTTAATCGCAGCGGAGTTTGCAAAGTTTCTTGTCTTCTCTTGGTTGACAACTCTTGCAACCTCTAGGGACCCGCCGCGATTATAATAATCTAAGTAGGGTGGGATATATACTCCGTAGCGACCCTTGTTCTCTGGGTTCTGGGTTATGTTCTCCCGCAATATTGAGATTAGTGGATATTCTAACGTTCTTCCGTTTGGGCGCAGCGTAGGATCAGCCTTTATTTGGTAGGCTCTCTCCGGGATTGCATATAACACTGGGATCTTTTTGAAGCCCGTGTTTGTGTCTACGAAGATATTTAGCTCATCGTTAATATACTCGTATATGGCGTAGTCTACATCCTCTAACCCCGAAGATGCTAGCGAATAAGCTACTTCTTTCTTTTCGTCCAGTTTTGTATCAATTGGCATTGAAGAATCCTCGTCTTGCCTGCTTGGCAATGGCTGTAATCTCTAACGCTGTCTCGTCTGAAGTAAACGAGTTATCCTGTCCGAAAAGATATTTCGGTTCGGAGATATCTACAATCTCAAAATGCATGTCGTCATATGCCACGAAATCACCTAAACGTACAAACAGATTTTGATCCTCCGTAAGCCTTCTCTTGTGGAAGTGTATTGTCAGGTTGTACAGACTGTCAAACCCGTTTTGCTCTTGTACTCTATCTGAGCCGTTGAACTCTATAAGGGCGTATGTCCTTATTGGGGGCAAGAACGTTTTGTTAATTGCTTCGCCATATAGATCATGATAGTTTGTGCGCTCAACATCTATTGGATAATAGATGACCTGTTCACCGACGATCTTTTCAACGAGTTCGTCACTAAGCTGCTTAACAAAATTTCGTTCGGCTTTGCCTACGAATAAAGGTGGCGGCGGAGCGGCCGGTTGAGTCCATTTTGCCATTTATTTACCCTACATAAATACCGTGAGGTATCTTCCCGATCGCCTGGTTGACACTTTCTTGTAACTGGGCGTCACCTTCTGCTAGCTTACCGTAGACTAGTTCGTCAAGAACTGCTTTTAATTCGTCCCTCAGCGATGACTGTTCTTCTTTGGCCTCCGAAACAAGCGCTGGACCGTTTAGCGTAATCTCGTTACCCGGAATAGGGATTGATCCCAATTTTGAGCGGACCTGCCCGAGGGTCTCTTTAGCTAAGGAAAGAGCGAAACGGCGGATCCATTGTTTTCCTATACTATTGATATTGAGATAGGGAACGTTCGGGAAGGGAAGCGTATTCAGATTGTTCACACCATCCGCTCCGAACTTTCTATCAGATGCCTCATCAAATGCATCTTCTGAAACTCGGAACTCTACCCAGAACTTGCTAGGATAGTTGCCGTTCGGGATTGGATAGAGTCTTAGGCGGTTGTCGTTGATCCTAAAAGAATAGTGTGAGGCGCGGACCTTCATAGACTCTTCATAGGAGTATGCTTGTAAAACATTTTGCCAAGCCGGTACTAACTGGAAAGTGCTATCATCGGCATACATCCCGTAGGTTGACAAGTTGCCGACAGTGCCAACTGCAGATCCACCGAAGAATCTCCAGGCTGCTCTTGGGGTTTTATAATATACCTTTTGAATTGAGATAGCGTTTTTGCCGACCTTGTTGTAAAATGGAGAACTAGAGTTGTCAGCATCTACAGAAGCGCTGTATATCAGATTCTGTAGATCATAGTCCTGCTGATCCTTCGCTGTGTCAAATGACGCTGAGAATATTCGTTGGGACGCCCCAATGCCTACATGAACTCCAGCGCCGCGACCGATATGGGTTGCATAGCCAAGCTGGAATCTCGGGAACTTCAGGTTTGCCTTCGTTGTGTAAGACCCGGAAAGTTCGCCATCTTGGTCAAAGGATCCCGTAGAGTTCCCCAGCATATCAGACAAGACGTTTTTCGCCTGATGAGTATTGATGAGATAGGAATACTCTAAGCATGCCTCTTCATATGAGTTATATACGTTGTCTGCCGTGATCTCTAGGTCAAGGATATTCCCGCCGAGTTTGTTGTAGGTATATTTTACTTGGTCCACGGCACCGCTGACAAAGGCGTTAGAGCTATAGATACCATATGCTAAAACGGTTACAACATCGGCATGTGTGCCGGCAGATGGAAGTACAAGAGCGCTGACTTGGCTCTCAGGATTTAAGTTAGCGGGCATTTCGGAGAGTTCCTGTTGTTATACATAAAGTTGACCTTTACTAAATAGGCGGCGGGGAGTGGTTTATTCCTTCATCATTCTCTAGAAATTGTATCCGGATCCATAAACCCTCTTTACTGGCGCATTTGTAAGGTAGCGACGTGACATTCTCACGACCACTTCCCTCCCCCAAACGGCGGTTGGTGTAAGTAAGTACTCTGGTGTATCCCTTTTCTCTCTGTCGTTCTAAAACTCGTCTAAACACGTTGCTAAATATATTATCAACTATGTGTCCTGTATTCTGTTCCTTAAAAAACAAAACCCCGCCAGAAGGCAGGGTTTTGCTGTGCTTATTCGCACACTCTATCACTCAGAGGCTATCAGCCAGTGAGATCGTGCACGATAACTAGCCCGTACATATCCGGACGAGTCATTTGCTTCGCGTAACGGGTCATTACTCCCTTACGAGGCACAAAATCCTCTATCCCGAAGATAGTGGGTGTCACCTGCAGTGGCACATAAGGAGCGTAGACATAGCCACTCTCTAGGAAACTAGAGCCCTTACGACCGACCAGCACTACATTCCGAATGAAGTAGGGGTCTACATGGATTTCCATCTTACGACTCAGCGAGCCAATATTGACGGCACCCCAGCTACCCTTGTCTTCGTCGCCAGAAACGCTAGCCTTGAATCCACTAGTGAACTCAAGAACCGCAGCTACTTCGGGTCCGCAGACTACGAAGTTAGCACCACCCCGGAGGGTCTTACGGTGCAAGCGAGCGCTCAGATCGTTGATGGTCTCAAGGCAAGTCTCGTACCACTCAGAAACGGTACCCGTGAAATCAGGAGCGCCGTTAGAGACAGTAATCGTTCCACCGTTGTCGCGATTGACAAACTTGCCAGGACGACGAGACCAGTGAAGAGTACCAGCGCTAGCGCCGGCAATCAGATCAGAGAGGATCTCTTGATCAATTTCAAGAGCGATCTGCTCAGACAGAATGCTCGTAAGCTCAACTTCGGCGTCGAGGTTATGATAAGCATTCAGATCCTGGGCAAGCTCGGGGCTCCATTTTGCCTTGAGCTTCTTAGTGACAGCGGTGACAGCTAGGCTGTCCACCTTGATATCAATCTCGGGGATCGATACATTGGCTTCCAAGCCCCAACCACCTTCCGTGGTTGAACCAGCGACAGCACCAAAGGGGTCGCCAGCAGCAACGAAGCTGTCAGCAACCGGGAAACTGACCGAAGAACTATCAGCATCTATTGCTGCAGTCTTGAGGGCAGTCGGCTCAAGAGTTCCGTCTGTATCAATGGCAACCATGAGCAGTGTGCTCGTGCTAGACCCAGAGAACTGGGTAAGAGCAGGCACGAAGAAAGCGCTATCGCTCTGGAGCGGTTGAACGAGTCCATCGCCGTTTGCGCCTTGCATGGCAACAGAGATGAGGTCGCCGGTGCGAGAGCCAGAGGCACAAGCAAAGCCGCGAGCGGTCAAGGTTGCTAGGTCATAAGACGCGACGTGGTAAGTACTAGTTCCCGAAACCAAGCGAGGATCAGAACGTAGGGCTACGTCAAAACCGCCACCTGGAAGTGACTGTGCGTCACCGTAAGTTCCAGAACCTAAAGTAGCAACATTGCCTGCGGCAACGTAGCTAGCTGTAGGTGAAGAATAGCCATGGTTAAGGTCATAGAAGCCCTTAGAGCCAGAAATGCCATCAAGCTGAACACCACGATCCGTAATGTTCCTGCCTACGACACCACCACCATAAAGGGAGGTGTCTGCTAAGTTACCTAGTCTTGGGTTGGTAGCACCATCGGCACTGAACACGAAATCTAGGAAGAAAATGAGTCCCGAGGGGAGGCTCATTGGTTGCACAGATACAAGATCTTGTGCTAGTAGTCCGCCGAATACTCGACGAACGATTGGGAATGCAACTGAGGCGAAGCCTTCAACGTCACCAGCCGCCATGGTGGTGGACTCTCTGAGTAGTTGAGCAGCCTGGTTCTCTAATAGGCGAGACATAGTTGAACGACCTTGGTCGTCAAGTCCCTCTAAGAGTCCAGTCTTCTCCCACTTTGAGAGAAGGGCGTCGCCCTCGTTGGCAAGAGAGCGTGCTCTGATGCCTTCTGTTAGTGTTTCGATCATAGACATGATATTATAATCTCCTTAAGATTAGTTTTTATTATTAATTCCTGCGAGCTTAGCCCACCGGTTAGTGACCGGAGACTCTCCAGCATTTTCTTGCCTTCTTTGCCCGCTGAGGATGATTGTAGAGCTTCTTGATACGGCCTCAGACAATGATTTCGGAGAGTTCTTAGAAGAAGTACTCGCCATTGTCTTTTGAAGAGTTTCAAAAATCATCTTCGCTTCATCCACGGTTTGTGTCTTGTTGATCATATCAGCAATTTTCTTCTTTTGCTGCTCATTCAAGGAGGAATCTCTAAGGACACGATTTGTGTATAACAACCTAGCGTTTGAGAGGTTAATTTCTTCTAACCTTCCCTTGACATGCGCTAAGATCTTTTTAAGGTTCTTGTTTTCTTTTTGGGTAGACTCTAGCTGTGCGTTTAAGCGAGTGCGAGCCTCAATATCTTTTTTATCCATACCGTCGGTGGGGGCTTTGGCGATACGAGGCTCTTCTTTTTTCTCTTCCTCTGCTTCCTCTTCCGCCAGGGCAACGTCTCTTTCGTCTACGTCAACGGTCAGCATCTCTTTAAACACTTTTAGTAAATCGGATTCATTAATGTCAATTTCGTCGTCTTCCTCGTCGGAGTCTGAGCGGTTGGCTGCCGGTGGGTCGAGTTCCTCACCATGGGGGGTGGGCGAGATCTCAGGAATGCCAACCTCGTCGGCGATTTCAGCGACGTCTAACTCAAATGACTCGTCTTCCACGCCTTCATCTGCTTCAGCAGCAGCTATGATTTGGTCTAAGTCTATTATTACAATTTCATCATCGTCGTCGGCGGGGTCGTGGGCGAAAGGAACATCTCCCATCACAGAAGAAGGCTCTAGCTCTTCCTCTTCTCCGGGCATCATGCCTGCGCCGAGGTCTAGATCAAGCTCTGCTTCATCTTCCAACGGTGCCTCTAAAAGTTTCTCAACAGCGTTTTTTACTTCGCCAGCATACTTTTCAACAACGGTCTCCTCAGCGCTCTTAAGCGCCACCTCGCGGAGTATACGAGCATCTATAATTGCTTGCTCTAGCATAGTAGACATAAATCATCCCCTTTTCGCTGTGTAGTCATGCGAGGTTTCTCAAGATTAAATAGTTATTTACTGAGGCAAACGCCAACATTCTTTATGTGTTAGTCTTATGCGCTAATGCCGGAGCCTGTTAATTCAAACATCTCGCTGACGGCTATTGTTGTAATTTCGGCGTGCAACTCATAAGTTAGTGGCGTACCACAATCATTTGTCAAATATATTTCGTTGCACTTTACGTTCAAGGTTTCTTCGCCATCTGATTTCGCTGCCGACCCGGAAACCGTTATATAGTGGTGGGCACCTATTACGGCTGCAGTGCCGCCAGCGTCGCTGGCAAAGTGCACCTTGAGGTAGGTGGCGGGGCTATGGTTTCTGATTGTTATGGATTTTGTTACTCCCGGAAAGGATACTTTCTCTTCGGTTGTGTCAGCCATATTTATTGTTCCCGTCAGAAACGGGTATCCAGATACTTGATATGAGCCTACCGCACCGATGCCGGGGGAGTTATATCCAAAGTAGTTCGTAGTATCCTTGGGTATTGTGTATCCGGCCATTTATTGTCTCCTGTTCAGAGACCTTTTTAAACGGCGGTCCCTGGGTTTAAGTAGTTCTTCCATCTTCTTATTCGCCTTTTCAATCATTCTTTTTGTTTTCTGTTTTGCTACTCTTTTTTTATCAGAAGGTTTAGTAAAGTGCAGGCGATCCCGGAACTCTTCTAGCAACCCCTCGTTTTTAACCTTCTTGGTGAACCTCCGAACCATTTTATCCGGGTTGCCGGCACACTCTTCAGCAGTAACTGTTATAACACCGCTCATTGGCTTCTCTCTGCCGAAGCGACCTTTGTTGAAATTTCTGTCTCTCATATATCCTACTTTCTGTTTCCGGCAGCGACCTGAGCCCAGGTGGCTGCGCCAGGTATGTTATCTAAACTTACGCCGGGGTCGCCGGAGCCAACTCCAGCAAGAGCGCCGGCGCGTGAAGAGCTATCAGGGATTGGGGTGGTCCCCTCAAAGAGTTCTGGGTTTGAGAATCTATTCTTGGCATCCTCATATGCGTCACTAGCGATTGCCGACAAGACCTTCTTTCGGGCAAAGTCGGGCTGAGTTGTTTGAACAGGGCTGCGCAAAGACTTATTTTCTTGGAGGGTTTGTACACCTGCCATTCCGAGCGCGACCTCGGAAACGATCCCAGATAGTACTCCTTCCTCAAAAATTACCTCTCGGACGCAGTCTTTTATAATATTTTTGAGTTCTGATTTTTTCATTGTTCTCTTTCTGGTGCTCCTTACGCACCTAGTATATAGTATCCCCGAGTGTTAGGTGGCACTTCCGTTTACTGACAGACGAGCCCACTTGCTACCGGTCCAGATATACTGGGCTGTTGTTCCTATTGGGGATGTGCCGGCAGCGGCTGCGCCAACCACAGTAGTGATTTCGGAGGGTCTTAGCGGATTAGTGGGAGCGAAGAGGATGGCACCCATGCTTGCAGCGCCGGTTGATCCGTCCAGAGCAGTCGTCACCAACACTAGTGTCAATAGCTCTCCTGCGGTGGTACCGTCAGCAATAGTGCAAACGTGCATCATTTCGGTGGCACCTGAGGTAGGGGTGGTTGCGCTGGTGGCAGTTATCAAAACTGTGCCCGCTCCCAGACTAGATGGCGTTATAGTGGAGGTGGTCCCCGAGCCAAGATTCTTTGTAGCAGTGCCTCGGGCGAACTGTCCTTGACAATGGACCGAGCCGTCAACATCAAGAGCAACAGAGGGGGTGGTGGTCCCTATTCCAACTTTCCCGTCAGATTTGATTACGAAAAAATCTCCGGCTAGATCAGAATTGGCACTATTTACTTCGAGGATGTTGACAGAGGATCCCGGATACTTCCCAATTCCTAAAGCACCGTATGTTGCGTTGATTGGAGAGATATTGAATCGTTGTCCCAGATTAGTCCCGCCGGCGATGGTTGTCCCGCCTCCCAGATTAAGATAGACAACCCCGTTGTTTACTTCGAACCAAGATCCTTCTGCGGCAGATCCCACTTCGAACACTTTCCCATTATCGCTTATAGCGAACGTAGCATCTGGTGTCTCTGTTCCAATGCCCACTCTTGAGTTGCCCGAGGAACCTGTAACGAAAAAGATAGGATTATCGACCCCAGAATCTGGGTGGTCAATTCTAAAAAGAACGCCTGTTGTTGAAGATGAAATATGGAGTAAGGCTGCGGGACTGGCTGTGTCAATACCTATACGATCGTTTGT